TCCNTGTCTTGCGGGGCAAACCGTTTGCCGCCTTTACCCATGTAAGCATCTGTGCCGCCCTGTCTCATCCACATGTCGAAGACTGCCAAACCTCTCTCACGAGATCCGCTTGTTCCTCCCTTGAACACAGGATTCCCGTTCTCATCCACTCCATCATACCACTTTCCTGTGGCTTTACCGGAATTTTGAAGAGATGTTTTAGTTTTTGCGGGCAGAAGATCATACATCGCCTCAAGCTCATTTCGGGGAAGTTTGATGCCCCTGCTCATTGCATCCAACTGCACGATGCGTTTAGCCATGTCGTCCCTATCTGCACCCTTCAGGGTGGGGAGCCTCTTAATAAGTTCTAAGTTTTCCTCAAGTGTGGTCCTGGGTCTCTCTGCTCTTTTTTGGTCTCTATCAAACTCCAACCGTGGTTTGGTAACTTTCTTTCCTCCTACTTTTTCCTGCTTCTTCTTCTCATCCGAAACCTTCATGCCAGGGGCCATGCTTTGGAGGGCCACCCCTTGGCGAATGTCGGAAGCAGAGCCAGGGGTCAATCCTTGCTTCCGAGCAATGTATATTGCAGCACGTCTGACTTCCCGTTGCATCGGGATGGGCAAATGTACTAAACAGTCTTTATTAAATGCGATGCAGGTGGCGCTGCAAGTCTTTCCTTGGCGACATTTCTTTCGGTAGCCACCTACAGCTTGCTCATGAGCTCGTTTGATCTCACTACGGGTAGGGCCCTGACCGCTTTTGGCAGGAGCAACACCACCATAACCCCGTGGAGCTTTGGCGGCGAAATCGTAATTCAGGGCCTTGTTATCCATTTGGTCAGTCGTCGTATCTATCTAGAATGTGGGAGATAACGCTATTTCTCACAATGTCTTCTTTCTCAAACTCTACAACGCCTACTTCGTCAAGATTACGTAGACGATAGATTGCGTCAACGAGGCCGTTTTCACGACGAAAGACGTCAAGGTCAGTTTGCTTGGTGTCCCCGATGAGGCAAATTTTTGAGTCTTTTCCTACACGGGAGAGGCAAGTTTTGATGTGCGAAGGCAGGAAATTCTGTGCCTCGTCCACGATAATGAAAGCCTCATTAAGAGAGCGACCTCGGATGTCCTCAAGAAGTACGGGCTCGATAATTTTTTTGTTTAGGAGATACTCTGCCGCTCCTTGGGAGCGCATGATGCAGGGCAGGTTGTCTAGTACTGGGGCAATAAGGGGAGCAATTTTTTCGGAAAGGTCCCCAGGCAAAGCGCCTCGTCCTCTTTGAAACTCTACACCAACGTCACTGCGGACGTAATAAACTTTATCATAATTACCACTGGCAATCTGAAAAAGCCCGTAATGCAAGGCAATAAGAGTTTTTCCTGTACCGGCACAGCCGTGAGCCAAGGTGACTGTGTTCTTTTGAAAGCAATTCCAAAGTTCTTCCTGACGCCAGGTGAGAAACTTCGGGGATTGAACATCCATACCCTTGGAGTATGTTTGCTCCATCATTTTTGTAGCATCTGCGCGACGAGATTTGCGCTTTTCCTTGCTTGACAACATAGTGTATAAGGTGGTGGCAACAGTGGATACATCGTATTCTTCGTGCTCAATAAGATTTACATTAACACCACCTCCTTCAAGAAAAAGTCGAGCCATTGGAGGTCTGTACTCAACACCTGGTTTTACCCTCTACAGAGTCCACCAAGCGCCTTGCTCAAGCATTCTCTCGATGTACAGGCTCTGATTCGTTCTGGCGTTGCCATCGAGACTGCTCAAGATACTTATCAGCAGCCAGGTCGGTGATTAGAACTTTTGTACCAAAGTCTTTTTCCATCAAAGACTCGTTGCGATCAACTGGTGAGTTTGCCATAATTAGAAGTCAAGGTCCCAACCTATGTTTCTTTTACCTCCCCGAATGCCACGAACAAAAGACGATCGGGGGTCCCCTCCACCGGTGTTGGAGTCATAGTCAGGGTCATTAAATTGATGATCAGCAGGGAACATCCTCATTCGGCCCCGAGAGAGGCTTGTGAAAACATTTTTATTATCCAAACCCGGTCGGGTGAGGTCTCCTTGGAACCTCTTATTTTGTATAATAGCGTCCTGAATACCCTGGTCAACTTTGTCCAACTTCATTGAGTAGTAAGTCAGCGCCCAAGTAAAAGCATCTGTCCGGTCGTCGTGCTTAACGAACGGAAAGGCCGTCAACTCCCGGATAAAATCATCAATCCATTCACCCTCGACCAACTTAACTCTTCCAAATTCCATCAAAGGGGCCACCGCCTGAAGGCGAATGGTCTTTGATTTTAGGGGTTTCATCTCCTCGATGGGTATCTTTGCTTCTTTCTTGAGCATCTGAATTAGAGACTGACCAGAAGCTGCTTTTTCGATACACAAAACTCTTGCCCCATAATAGGAGTAAAGGTTTTTTACTTTGGCAATCAAGTCAGGAAAACCCAACCTCCCCGTAATCATCTCCCTGACAAAAACTTTTCCGGGAGCTCTGTGAGAGATAGAGGCAACACAAATGGCGGTTTCATCAGCCATTTCTTTTTCAGAAAAGGCACAGTCAACCGAGAGCCAAGTGACATCAAATCCCGGACACTGGCTTGCTTCCAATCTGTCAATCCAGCTATCTTTGATGATTTGGCCTTCAGCGGCTATTGGGCTACCTTGATAAAGAGCAGAAAACGCTAGAGATCCCATGGTCTTCTTCTGGGCCATAAGCATGTCCACAGTAAATGCTGTGTTGCTTGGCCAGTGAGTTTCGCCGATTTCTCTCTCCAGGGGATCTTTTTCTTTCTGCTCTGCTGTTTCAATTAGTCCGGCAATGTTTATCCAACGCCAACCCCCGGGATTCAAACCCTCGTCATATTCACCGTCTGCCTCCAGCAACACGCCATGAAGATCGTGTTGGTGAAATCGAGTAGCAATAACCATCTGGCACCAGTTGTTGGTACGTCGAGTGGATGCCTGCTCGCCCCACCATGACTCCAGAGCCTCCAGAGCAGCGGTTGACGTGGAGTCCTTCAACGGGTCGTCCACAATCATGGCACCGACGCCAGGGCTGGTAATGTTTGTTGTGCCTGCCGTGAAACCCGTGAGCACACCCCCGACTGAGGTCGGAAGGATGTAACCTCCACCAAGCATATCGTATTTGGAGTCGGGGGAGAAACCCTTCCAATCAGGAAATATCTTTTTGAACTCTGGATGCTTCAGATAACCCACAGCATCTCTGAAAAATTTTCCAGAAAGTTGCTGACCATAGGAGGCGATGATGTGTTGTGTCATCTGGTCACGACCAAGTAACCAAGCAACAAACATCGACGCCATCATTGACTTACCGGATCGGGGAGGACAAGAAATAATCGCTCTCTTGTATCGACGATTAGCGAGGTCCTCAAAGGCAGATCCAATAATTTCGTGAAAAGCAACGACCTTCAAGTCACCGCTTTTCATAATGTCGGCAAATGCCAAGAAACAGTCCCGAGCTGCTTTGTATTTGAAGTCATCGATCACAGAGGCGGGTGCCTCCATCACGATGAGTTCCTGAATTCCATGGATGTATTTTCGCCAGCTGCTGTACTCATCCAGCATACTGGCTTTGGTGATGATCGGGCGCATATCAGAAGTTGCTGATTCGCTTCAGAAGCTCCTCGACTTTTCCGTCGTATTCCTTCGCTAAAGATTCCTCTTCTGGTGCTTGCTTGGCAGTTAGAATGACAATGTCGTCGGTAATCTCTCGGTGTGCTTTCACAGAAGCGGAGAAGATTTGGACGAGGTCCCGTGTGGAGCACTCGGACATTTGGTCTTGGAGGAGACCGATTGCCTCGTTAGCTACCTTTAGTGCTTCTTCGGCAAGAAACTCCTTTTGCCGAACTACGGCATCTTTCTTGTCGTCAGTGTCAGGCATAACAGACTCGCTTTCTCAATTTTTACCCGATCAATACAGTCTCTTTCGACACTTAGCGCAACCACCTGGGCGAGGCGGAGGATTACCTTTATAAGAGTGTATTTTGCGGAGGATAGCATCCGCTTGTTTTACATCACCACGCTCAACTGCTCGGCGATAACTATTCCAAAGTTCTGCGGCGCTCATTAGCAAAGTGGCGTAGGACCGGAGGGGCCCTCGCAAGGGACACAACCTAACTTCCAGAGAGAGTTTACAGCAGCAAACTCAAAAGTATCCTCTAGCATCCACCCTTTACCTACCGGAGACCGTCCCACGGAGTAGAACCTGCCTTGAGGGGTTTGAATAAACACATCTCGATTTACACCGATAAGAGATCCACCGTCAATGGAAAATTGTTTGCCGCCAGTGTTCATTGGGTCAGTGTAGAGAAAGGCATATCCTCCTTTCACAACGGCGAACTCTCCGGCATTTAGACCACTAAACCAGGAGGTATCTTTAGTGGCGAGGGGAGAGATTGAAGAAGAGCCTATTGTGTTTCTCCATAGCTCGATGGCGTATCTTGCTAGTTTTCTTCCTGTGTTACAATAAAAAACTTCACGAATAGGCTCTTTAGTTTCAGCATCCCAAATGGTTACGACAAGTCTCCCATCTTCTGTGTAGTTATTATTGCTAAGTAGGTAAATCGGCTGATTTAGTGGATCCTCGATAAACACACAATCGGGGTCACAAATAAATACCCAGTCACCAGACTGTGTCAGCTCATTACTCCAACGAACACCCAAGCAGGCATCAAAATCTTCTGCGGGCTCACCGTCACAAGTGTAAGCAGGCACGTAGATATCTCCCGATGCTTCATCTAGAACCCCTCCCAACGGGAGTTTTGTATCAACATTTTGACTTGGGAATATTTGACGGCAGTCACCCCGCTGTACACATGGGTCTAACGCTACATAGGGTAATTGATTTTCAATCGTTACCACATATGTTTGAGTGTAAGTGTATTGGGACTCCGGAGTCAATCCTGTGAATTGCTCATTTTGACAGGTGAAAGGCTCAATGACTTGAACATAAGCTCCAGAGGGAACCGATCCATTCAAGGTCATAAACGCACCGGCCAAAAGTTGTGTAGCAAAATCGTGACCGGAAGAAGTCAAATAGTTTTGAGCGGAAATGTTTAACTCAAACGACATCTGCCGTTCAAACACCATAGGAATTCGGTTCTTTACGTTATCGGTAGAACCCACATATCTTACAACAATATTGTTAGTTTGTTGAACTACGCCCTCATTCTCGATGGCGTCAGCCAAACGAAGCACATTTACACTAACGGGGATCAAGGGAGACGCTATCAAGGCATCTACCAGAAACTGCTCGATTCTGTTTATAGTATTTAGATTCAAGTTACCTGCCTCCTGTAAGCAGTTTTTACCCTCCTACGAAAAAACCCTCCCGAAGGAGGGTTGTTAATGGACTGTATAAACAATCAGAAGGTGCCCAGGTCGATGCCAGCCTCGATGGCACTCAGGCGAGTGTCCAGACCAGAAATGTCAGAGGCGTTGGTGGCGATGTCTGCTGTGTTGGTGGCAATGTCGCTTGCGTTAGAGGCGATAGCCGCAGCGTTTGTCGCAATGTCAGCGGCATTGGTGGCAATGTCAGCAGCGTTAGAAGCAATCGCGGTGGCGTTGGTGCCTTCAGCGGCAGTCGCACGAGCAATCTCATTGGTGATTGCGTTGGCGTTAGCAGTCTCAGCGGCGGTTGCCCGAGTAATCTCAGCAGCCAGGTCAGAAGCAACAGTAGCAATGTCGCTAGTGTTGGTGCTGCTGTCAGATTGAAGGGTGGCAATATCCGAGGCGTTGCTTGCGATTGCGGCAGCGTTAGTGGCAATGTCCGCAGTGTTGGTCGCAATGTCGCTAGCGTTGCTGGCGATAGCAGCCGCATTGGTAGCAATGTCGGATGCGTTGGTCGCAATGTCGGTTACGTTGGCAGAGATGCCGCTAGCGTTAGTAGATTCAGCAGCCTGGGCACGAGTGATCTCGGCGGTCAGGTTGGACTGAACCGTGTTGATGCTGTTGGTAATCGTGGTGGCGAAGCTAGGGTCGTCGCCGAGAGCAGCAGCAAGCTCATTGAGGGTGTCGAGAACGCCAGGAGCGCTGTCGATCAGGTTGGAGATTGCGGTGTCGGTGTAGGCATTGGAAACCGCCACGGCAGTGGCGCTGTCCATATCCGAAGCGAAGAAACCTTTGCCGGTGACACCAGCAGTGGTGTTTCCGCTCAGGTCAGTGATGACGTTACTACCGTCACCAACAAACATCACCTTGTCGGTAATGTTAAAAGCAATTTGACCAGCTTCGAGTTGTGTAGGAACACGACCCGCAACCGTAGTGCGGAGAAACTGAATGCTATTTACAGCCATTGGAAAGTCCAGAAAAAACTATTAAAATTCCCCATAGTTGGGAGCATAGTTGTTTAGGATGTCGTCAGCAAGTTCCTCCGCCAAGTCATCAACGATGGTGCCTACGACATCCGGTACGTCCAACACGAGTTTCCCATCGACGACTTTGACGTCGCCGTAGTCGGTGCCGGGAGGAAGCAGTGCCGGATTAAACGGCAGTGTAGGGAGAGTGGTGAGAGGCTCACTTTCTCCATACCCCCGCCTCGATTGCATGAGTCGTAGGATTGACATTGCAGATCTTTGGAGAGAATATTTATAGTTTGTCGTTTCCCTGGTTTTACCCGTTACGGGGTAGGGGCCGGAACAATTAGAGCATCGGATATGCTGGTGATTCTACCGGTGTTGGAGTCAATGGTTACGCCGTCACCTGAGCGCATGTAACCGTTGGCGGACAGGTAGGTAGCTAGAAGATCCTCAACCCAACCTTTTGTTACGAATGCCGCAGCATTATTGGGGATTTCATACTGGGCATAAATGGCGCTTTGGAAAACACCACCGTTAGTGGTCAGTGTGCCGTCTGGGTTTGCCACGACGCCGATCCATTGACCCCCGTTGAGGTCGGTATAGTATAGACACAAACTAGCGTTCATAGTGTCATACCATAGGGACCCCGACACAGGGTTTGCTGGGGGAGAGGCACTCACATAGACCGGTGAACCTTTAGGAGTAGGTGCTGCATATGACACCCACTGAACGCCATTCCATTGCCAAGTTTGACCGTTGTTTGAGTAAACTTGCCCCTGGGAAGGGTTGGGTGGAAATGAGATTGCCATCGACGCCGTAAACTCTTATATAACAGGTTTTACCCCGGTCAGGGTCCCCAACCCTCGTTTGGAAAGAGGTAACCACCGGCGTCAGAGGGTTCAACAAGGTTAGGAGTGTTACCGGCTAGGTCTTGGTAGTTTTCAGGGGTAATCCAGTTGGGGTCGATGTTATTTTGACCAATGGCGCCACCCCATTCTGTAGTCAGGTGCCAAATCTCCAGCAGAGTCAGTAGTCCACCCTGACAAACCCTTACCGCTGACACTGTTGTAGCGTTGAGGGATACGCCAAGAGCGCATGATTCCCCTTGGGGTATCAATCGCTGAGTCACCGTTGCCTGCCCTAATGGCAGTCATCTGCATCTCTGCCGACAATTGCTTCAGGGCAGACTCATAATCTTGTTTTACATCTTCCCTACGACGAACCGTGTCCAGGTAGTAACGGGCGATGATAAGAGCAGTCCGACGGCGATTGCTCGTAATGAGCACCATACCTGCCTTGCCGCTTTGTTCAATATAGCTATCAATCAGCGAGTTGGCATCTTGGATTGCCATCCGAAGCTTTGCCACATTAACTGTGGTGGCAGCAGCATCGTCAATGTTTGTGAGTTGGATTGCCTCTTTCAGACCATAAGCCACGATGAAATCATCGGGGCTAGCAGAACGAGGGTCAGATTTATCTTGGGTGAGAGCGCCTGACCGGTTCTGGTAGGGGAAACCAATTCCACCGATTGTTTGACCCAGGTTGGATTGAGACTGAGACCCGTCTGTTTTTTCATCGGGGGAAAGCTGATTCCTAGCGGGAACTCGATAGAAAGCCCTTACAGCATTCCGCTTTTTTACTACATCATTAGCAGTTGGTGGAACCGGACCCCTTAAACACTGCTTCAAATCAAGGGGAGGCTCATACGAGACAAACACCTCATCCCACGGGGAAAGTTGACTGTCAAGCTCCAACACTATCATAGTGTCCGAAGCGTAGTTAACTGCCGATACCCCGTAGTTTCCGTAGTTCACGGTAAAAGACATCACCGGTACTGCTACCTTGGTATCCAAGGGACCGTCAAACCACAGCATCACACTGCCGGGAGAGGGCACCGTTATCTCTTTAATGGAGGGGATCGCCACAACTTTTTCTCAACCTACATCTGTTTTACCCGGTTACTTAATAAAGTACTCGTTTGGTACATCTGTGAGGGGTAGGAAATTCTCGGACACAAGGAAAGCATAGGGATCCTTCACGCCAAAATCCACAGGGGTGCCGTCTTGCTTATACACCTCCTCGCCTACGGCACGAATGACATACCCCAAGGTTGAAGGATATTTGCAATTTGTTAAATAGTTGAAAGCCAACCGCAGGGGCCACTCATCCCGCCAATTTACAAACCATCCTGTAACAGTGACGAGTTGCCCCACGATGTTATAATCTAATTGTGCAACAATGCTCCCACCCCTTTGCTCGGGGTCAGGAAACGGTGGATTACTATAATCAAAAGTTGATGAAATGGTTTGATAAGGTGTCCCGTCCCACTTTACCTGCACGTAGCGCTCTTCCCCTTCAGGGGTCTCCTGGTAGAGAAAATCTTGAAATAACCAGTCAGGGGAGGAAATACTGGGCCGACGAATAGCCATTAGTATACAGCAAGAACCAGGTGTGGTGTGTTGTTTATATCTATAATGATGGTGGGTTTATAAACTTGCCCCCCCACGGTAATGAAATCAGAGGAAACGTTTAGGGTTCCAGTGGATGAATCTCCTGAGACGCTTGAGTTAGTTAGGACGGAGATGCCTCTACAGAAAACTTGGGGACGAGCGTTAATCGCTTCTTTGTTTCCACAATACTCGTCGTCGCAACTGTTGTTTTCTACGTCGCACGGATCATCATAGTCTAGGGGGTAATCAGTAGGTGTGGCCATGGTTAATCAAGCTTCATTTACTGTAACGTGTTAGTTTAACTATTTCAACTGTTACCTGGTGGTTCGTACCATTTTGCTTGACCACCGTAGGGATTTGCTCTCGGGGTAGTACCGTATCTGGAATACTTTTGCATCTCACCACCGGTAGTGGGAAAGACATAATCCCAAACGGTTTGCTGCTCCACGGGAAACTGACCATTTCCGTCAGTGTCGTTAGGTTGCTTTCCATCGTTTTCCCCGGCGTGACCGTGAGCCATGTCGATGTGTCGAACCCAGTAAAAAGACCCCTGTCGTTTTAGGCAGACACACAACCAGTCTGACTCCATTGGTCCATTTTGCTCTACAATCATGCAACCTTGGTTTTCCTCGGAGGCAGGAGGAAGCTCACCACTAGCATAAACGGGAAGTCGAGTCATCGAACTATTGTCCGGCATCTTGACCTTACTCTGAGCCGAAGAAGTCAGAGTTTCTGGGTCATACAAGACATCTTGAAGAACAGCTTGACTGTATTGACCGTTGGATACGGGCACATTCACCCGCTTGCCGACCATACCTTTTGGTTGCTTTCCTTTGAAAGCAGGGGACACATCGATCCAGTGGGATTGGTCAGGCTCTGTGCCTTCCCTCCTCTCGGAGTATTCTCCCGCCCCGGTAACCTGGGGGACATCCGGGTTCATGTCGTCAAAAATGACCTTTACACGTCCTCTATCCTCAGGGTCATCCACAGAGGTTATAGTCCCCCTTAAAGTACCCATCGGCATCCCCGACATCCGAGAAGCAATATCAGCGGACTGAAAAGACATAGCCAACTGTTGTACCAGCGGAATCTGGCGGAGCTTAGGGGGTTTCATTTATGGGCAGAAAATCGGGGGACATTTCTACGGTGCCTTGTGGGTTGAGTTTTTCTGGGTCGAGTAGGAGTCTGAGTAACCACAGGTTCCGGTTGGGGAGTAGTTTTTACTTCCTCCTTGGGTTCCTCTACCTCAACGCTAGGTTCCCTTACAGGGGGATCTGTTTCCTCCACAGGGGTTACAACTTCTGTGGTGATTTCCACAGATTCGGAGTCTTCGGGAAACATTACTACTTCTCCTTCTGTGGTGGTTTGTGTGTTTCTTCTTCGCCGTGTGGCCATGTTTGTTACTTTGATTGATGATTTTTACCCGGGAAGCACGTAACCGGTTTTAGCACTTAGCTCAGCATCCCGCCAAGAAATATCTTGCTGGACGTCAAAGAATCCGTCCTCAGCGGCCGATAAATCAGCGGCAAAATAAGCATAACCTACTTTAAAGTTATTCATATCCACATTGAAGGATTCCGGCTGAGTTCCGCAGAAAGTAGGGTATTTATAGATGCTTGAGTCCCAAATTGGGGGATCAATGGGGAGAACCGTCTTATCCTCTATGTCTAAGATAGAGTATCCACTCAAACTTGAAGTAAAGATCCCCTGCATGTAAAAACCTTCCCAGTCACCATATCCTTCCAAGACGGGAGAAGTTAGGTCCGCCCTTCGGTTGTGAAGAGGATCATAATCCACCAAGAAACCATCGACGAAGGTATTTCTTTTCTCGTCAGAGGTTGGTTTAACTCCAGCGTTATCGTAGTCACGGTTTATGGGAACATTGGCGTACGAGCCTACATTTGAATACAAATACGCTTCGTCATAGATTACTCCTGCGTACGGCACGCTTGGTGGGTAAAGAACCAGCTCGTCGTAGAGTTTGGGAGGAATAGCAAAGGGGGGACACTTTGCCTCTTCAGCAAGAAGTGTTGAGCCGTAGTAAGTAAAGTCTTGAGCAATAAGCTCTACTTGAGACCATTGTCTTCCGCTCCTGTCGTATCCGGGGGGCAGCCTGAAGAAAATCCTGCTCCAATTATCAGCTGGTCCGGAGTTAATATCTGCCAGTAACGGATTTTGATACACTTTATTTTCAAGCCTTACGGGTCCGCTAACCACCTGCAAAGAAGTTTGCTTCCACACTCTCAAAGTGGTTTCCGAGTCCAAAACATTTGGAGTCATGTAGTACTGCACACCGCTAAAAATAAGGGGGGAAATATCCACCCGGTAGGCCGAAGTTAAACCATCTGCCACAACAACAGTGGGAAATTTGGTTTTTCCTTCTAAAGTGAACGGATCATACTTGAAATCAAAGCCCCCGGTCGAATTGACAGAAAAACTAAAACTGTAATCGTCAGTTAAAACCTGCTCATCAGGGGCAATAAGAGCTCCATTTAAGTATATACCGACGGCTGAGAAATCCACTACTCCAGGAGCTACTCCCAGGATAGGGAAATCATTGATTTGAACCCAAGCTTCCCCATACCAGGTAGCTGCAGAACGTGTTGTTGGATCTGGGTTGGCAAAGTCCCACCACATTTCCCCCTGCTCCGGGTCCCCCAATCCGTCATAAAGCCGGGTGTTGGCAATGAATTTAAGAAGGCTAGAGGGAGACAATCTCCACTGAAGCATGTTATAACTTTTTGTTAAATTTACTTCATAAGCTTGTGAGGCAGGAATCTCGTACTCAAGATTGACGATCTCATACTGATCGGCCACGTAAGGTTTCAAAGAGGAGCTATCAGTCAACCTGACGGTTACCCCTATGGGGAGATAGGGTGCGTTTAACTGGAACTCCAATTCCGTTGAAAAACTAAATCCAAAAATTGTGTACAGAATTCCTGCCTCCTTTAGAATAAGTAAAACTTCTCCAGAGGTTGGTAACGGGGCAGTAATTCCCTGAACCTGGTAAGTGCCTCCCTCTGCCTCTAGTCCAGTGACGTCCAAAATCCTGACAACAGACCCCTGGGGGAGAGAAGCAGATACAATCTCAAAGTCAGCAACTGTGGGATAGGTGTAGTTAGCTAGGGGGGCAGGGTCAGGATTTGTTCGATAATTAACCTCAACCCAATTCCCATAACCTACTACATTGGGTGGGAATACAGAAAAAACACCAGTATTTTTGTTCCACCAAGCTGCCCCCACATTTGAGTCTCCAGGGGGCTCATGTTTTTGAGGAACTTTGCCGTAATAAACTAGATTCAGTAAATCATTGAACGGAATAGTTCTTTCAATTGGTGCTAAGAATAGTGATTTGTTCTCATCGAAACCATGAATAGACAGGCTATCGAAGCAGAAATTAAAAGGTAAGTCTCCCCCCTTATTCCCCCAAACTCCTGAAAAATTTTGAAGAATTTTTTCACTGTTCCAGTCCGAAGGATCGACCCAATCAAAGAGAGATACTTTGCAGAAAACATCCAACGGAGTGGAAGAGTCTGAATAAGGCCAAACCAGATAGGCGCTTAAGGATAAATCCGCTTTGCCTTTTGGAGGTAAATCAAAATACCAAATACCCCCATCGGGATCATATTTTGTCTCCACAACTGGCTCAAACGGACTGTCCGTTGACGAGAGGAAAACAGGTTTGTCAAAGAAATACCGAGATCCGTGAATTAGGAAGTTATACCTGTAGGGGTTAAGTTGCTTGACATCCCAACCGGGATATAAAACCAGGGTAGACCCGTCTGCTTTTACGGAGAATGACGTGTCGGCAGAAATTCCTGGAGTGGGCCTTACAAAAGGTTGAGGACGATTTTCAGGGATGTCAACCTTAAACTGAGCATTTGACGAAAACTCATCAAGAAAACCGTCTGTAATATCAGTAAAACCTAACGTTATGAGATCTCCGTTAAAGGATAGTGTGGAGATAACGGCTGTTTTATCATTCAAGTAACACGTTAGACCTTCTTTGATACCTTTTGCTCTTTCAATGACTATCTCGTTGCTCCAGTTTCTTACCTCTAAAACACGGGGGAATGTAAAAGAGTTATAAACTCCCCCAAAACCCCCCAGAAGTTGTCTTTTTTGATCAACGGAATAAACCAAACTCTCCCAGTAGTTGGGTCCCCTCCAACCCAGCAGTTGACCTAACCAGTTTAACTGGTTGTTCACCCTGGACTCTACAGTATTGACGGCACTTGCTTGATCCTCCGTCAGGTACGGATTTGTTTGCCCGTAGAGTTCAAACTCCTCGATATTAAAAGTTGGGGATTTTAGGGTCATTTCAAGAAACGGTAATACCGGAAACGGTTAGGTCTTCGTACTCAAATTTCATGCAGGTTGTGGGAGACATCCAAAATTCAGGATACTCTCTCACTTGCTCATAAAGTCGTGTGAGGTTATCATCCCAGGGTCGAGTCAACCAATCTGCTACGGGTACATAATCACGGTTAGTAATACTTCTAGCATCAGTAATGTCTTCAACCTCGTAACGACTATTGATGTCCACCCAGGCTAGTTGACATAGCACATTATCCTGTGGGACGGTGTTTTCTGCATACATTACCAAAGACGCTTTTGGTGTGGGTCCGCTAGGTTTGCTAGAAAGGGTGATTACTCCGGTAATTTCTATGCTCTCTACGGCAATAGGTAGGTAAGCACTACCGTCATCATTCACCCAAGAGATTTTCCAATTAGTTTGGAAAGTCGGATTATCAACATTGAGATCGAAGTAACCTTGGTCTGACTCATATTTAATTGTTGAGGTTGTTACCTTGTCGGAAAGAGAGGGATAAGATAAAACAGCTACCACACCCTCAGGTATTACCATATTCTTGGGGATTCTTACCTTGATTGTCTCATATGCCGCTGCCAAATTATTTTTCCACTCTATGTATGATTCAGCAGGTTGAGCATAACTTGGAAAGAAATTATCAGAATTTTTCCAAAAAAGCTCGGATTCAGGTGTAAAGGCATTCGTTGAAGAATACCTCCAACCCACCACGGAGTCTGTACTAGACTTAATGTCTAGCGTTTCCCCGTAAAGAAAATAATCGGTGGCGGAATACTGATAAGCACTCTCACTCGTGTCGTACACAAGCTCGTACCCCAGGAAGTACTTTCCGCTCTTGATGTCAATTTCTTTAATGTTTAAAATAGCGGGTTTTACTGTTGACCTACCTTTGTCCCAAACAATGGTGCCCCCGAAAATAACAATATCCTCAAAAGTGTCGGAACTAACTACTTCGAGAGACCCGGCACCGACAGATTTTGACCCGGAGGAAATGTAGACATATCCGATTTCTCCGTCGTTTTCAAACGACACCTGATAAGTTTGACCTGCCAAGGGCAGCCGTTTGTAAATAGGTCTACCCCCGGGCACCCATTCTGTGGGACGTAGTTCTAGACGCTTTGCTTTAATGTACTGGGGGGAGTAAAGCCCATTTGTTGTAGGTAAAGGAACGGGAGAAACTTTAATTTGTCCACCGTTTATAGGAGTAATCATAGGTTCAATGTGCCTCCACCGTAATCAGGGGGAGTGAAACTATAAGTAGTGCCTGTGTACCAGGAAAGTTGTGGGACAGCGGCAAAAGATTGAGTATTCTCCCAGACAAAAACACTTTCCGCAAAAGTGTTAGTCGTGTCCCCCATGCTCCGGGGGATAAGTTTAACCTCCGCAACCCCTAGCTTAGTTGCTGAAATTCCTGCCCCCAGGGGGGACAAAATGTCTTCGTCACAAGAGTACTCACTAACGTAGCGCAGAAGATTTCCTTGATATTCTTCAATTCGTGCCGTGTTAGCCACTTCTAAATTGGTCCAATTAACGATAATTTCGGGCGGAGTAAATGCCCTCATCACACGATAAATGTTTCTACCGTTTTTCGATAAAACGGTGTCCTCAGCATGAGTAGCGTTTTCCGGGTGATAGAAAGGAATGTATTCCTGCTCATACAGCTGATTAGGTTGGTAAGTGTTTTCCTTAACAAAAGTGCCATTCTTCACATACACTGAAAAATCAAACAGGGGGGTGACGCTTGAGGTTGCTGTGTAAGATGTTACCTCAGAGTTACTCCGGAAAAAAGTTCTATCTCCCTTGAAAAAAGTGAACATTTTTTTAGGAGATTTGTAGGTTCCCGTCTCAACTCCCCTAAGATAAATTTCCTGCTGAGAGGCCGAAGCCAGCTCCAGAACAACACCTTCCTCCAGCAATTTATCCAGATCCGTACTGCTTGGGGTGAAGTAAGTAGTAGCAACTACACACCGTGGGTCACTACCGGCCTGTTCTCTGTACAGGAGATACTCTCCTGTGGAAAACCTGGGCTTGTAAAGATAAATCGGGAGTCCATCATCGACGACTTGGACTTTAATTTCCTTTAGAACTCCATCTTTTACAAGTTTATCGTAATAAGTACTTACTGTTTCACCACTCACGGTGTAGGTGAAATCTTGCTCAACATAAGCGTACTTCGTTACAACACCTTCTACGAGGTCCACATAGTAATACTGGGGGTCCACGATAGGATTTGGGCCAGACCCAATTTGAGGGGTTCTCACCCAAGTGCCAGCGCTGTATATTTGGCCTGGAATAAGGTCCAAAGGAATAACCTCAGATGGCGAAATAAGGCCCCCCGTGGTAGCTCCGGTCAAATCATTGGTGGAGGGAGCGAGAGTGAAATTTTGAATAACACGCCAAACTAAAGTGCCGGGCCTTTGACTGACAGGGATAGGGTCATATTGCCCCGGGATAAATTCATCGGGGGCGTAATCATACTGAACAATGTCCGGGTCAAACACTCCGCCAGGTGTTACGAAGTAAGAATTACCGTCCACCCAAGGTGTGTATGACTTTGCCGCTGACAGTCGACCGGAGATAGCAGCGTCCTCAATGTCTTGAGTATTTTGGAACACGCTATTCTCTAAAATCACATGTAGTTCATCGTCACCCCCGTCCGCATCACTCCAGAAAACCACATCACCTTGATAAAACTGACCGGGGGTCAAGGGTTGGATTTTTTGAAGTTTCAATGTTCCGTAAATTGGTTGATCTGTCTTAGCAGCAGACACCGGGGTAAAAGCCGTTAAAACGGGATAAAATTTTTGAATGGGTACGGTAGCCTGTACCAAGTCATCTGGTTCTAAGAGATTGTTACGAGTCTCAAATTCATACACTTGAGTGTATGTGGCGGTTTGAGGAGTCAAATTGACGGGAGTGTTATAGCAAGAAGCTGTCTCTACGACGGGATCTTTGAATCTAGAGGTTTCAGTAAAGGTAGCGTAAAAAGCGGCATTTACGTCACCTACCGAAGGCTCAAAATTAGCTGGGAATATGTTCCCAGGTTGCAAAACTTCGAACAAACGGTCACGAAAATCTAGAGAGGATTTACGAAGATTTTCACCATAAGATCCATTGGTGTCTAAACTCAAGGTTATGTTATACTGAGCGTTGCTTAACTCCGCAGGATATAGATGACCTTGTCCCTGCACTGGGACGGAAAAATTGATTACATTTTGACCACGAGCAATTTGCTCGGCTGTCAATTCGACACCACCGGGCCCCAGAACAAAAAATGATACTTGTCCGTTTGGAAGTACGTAGTCGGTAGTATAATTGTAATTTTCTTGAGATGTCCGGTCAGGTTGAACCGAGGTTTGAGTTCCTGCCCCGTAGAGATCCTCAAAAAAATCTTGCCAGTCTTGAGCGCTTACGGGATTTCTACGACGAATCAGAGTGAAGAAACGTTCTTGAACTTCGTCAAATGTTTCTACGTCGCTCCCCCCAACAGCAGGCAAAGGGTTGGTTACCGAGATCCCGGAAATGGAGGTAGACTCACCGGTAATGGTGTTAGCTGGTACATTATACTGAGATCCGACAAATTGGGAGAAGGCTAAAACTTGCCCATCCGTATTACCGGGAGGTATGACTAAATCTTCTTCTGTTATGTATGAATAAGATTGCCCTTCGGTTCCTTGAGCAAAGCTAGTGAAAACACTACCTGCAGGGATGACAGTCTGAGTGTCGCTCGGTGGAATAACCACAGAGATGCGGACAGAGGCGGGCGTGCCCAATCTCCGCATGGCCCCCAAAAAGGGACCAATCCATTCGATAAGAATCTTTTGAGGGAGTTGATTGGCCCAGAAAAGAAATTCTCCTTGAGCAAATGCCTGTCCCTCAATGAGGGCTGAGAGCGGGTTACCCGCACTAAAATCATTGAGGGTTTGGTTGGAAGCTTCATAAACAACCTGTGAGGCTTCCTGTACCAGTTGAGCCTCATTACGAGGGTCAAGGGAAACTGAGGGTAATGGGGAATATCTTGGCACGAAAAAACCTCATCACAGGGGACATACAATCTCGGAACCACCCACAATGTCGTAATTGTAGCAAGTGGGATCCGTCTCGGAGTAATACACCCCGTTATCGATGTATAGGAGCGCCTGAATACGATCCAGCTGCTCTTGTAAAATTTCTTTTGTGATAATATCTTCGTCAGCAAGCGCCTGAAGTTTCTGAGGCAGAGTGGGGCTTGGCACACCGCCGGCATTTTGATATTTCTCGTTGGTTACATAGCTTTTTGGGGCGTTCTCAATGTTGTTAACAGGGTTTCCCACCACTGAAGGATTGTAACCAAAACTCCAGTAACCAGTTACAACTTTTGCACCGCTAATAGGCTTTCCGGTTTCAAAGAGACCGTTTACATCTAGGGAGGGCTGATTAGTGCCCAAAGTAACGTAACGAGAGTCCAAACCGTCTGGACCCGCTGTGATCAGGGAGCTCAGACCGAGAGGATTGTAGTGCCAATCTAAATCTTGCCCATCAAAATAAATTTGTTGAGCACCGTTCAACCATTGACTGGTGACAATAACCCCTGAGCTGAAGGTCGTTTTGGCCATACCACGCAACTACTGTTATAACTGGTTTTACCCTACGTGAAAAAAGACCACCAACGTGGACGTTGATGGCCTTTAGGATTAAGTTGATGAACCTTATCAGGTCCTTTCCCAGTAATTTACTGTAAACTCAACTTCGATCGTCTGAACATCGCCGCTTTCACGATCAACATCAGCCGTTGTAATCGAGACGAACTGGCACTCATACATAACATACTGACCGCCGCTAGGTCCGGCACCAGCCCCCGTACAGTCACGGGGTGTTACTGTAACCGTGATAGGATTACAGTTGTATGTGATCCAGAACTGTTCAAGTTCTTTGAAAATGGATGGATCGTAAGGAGCAGTAAGTGTTACGTTATCTGCTGTACGGGGTCCGACGACGTGATACAGACGGTTTCCGGTACCATTAGCGTAGGTGCTGCTGTCTGAGGAATCGTTCACCCCACTGAACTGTGTGAAGACCGACGTGAAGGTCGGCCCACCAAGCGCAGAGAAGGAAACTTCGTACTGCGCTTTGGTGATTGGTCTTAGAATAGCCATGGTGACACCTCCTTATTTATTTGTCCTAATCAGGACAGGATGTCGGTGACCATCGCTCCCGAACCGATCAGACCGGTGGATCCGAGGCCCACCAAGTTAACTACGCGCTCAACAGTGATCTCAGCGCGGACAACACGACGCTCACGGATGTAGTACTCAGGACGGACAGCAGGTGTGCCGGTCAGCTGGTAGGTGTAAGCGAAAGCCGGGGTAGCAGCGTTAGCACCGCCAGCAGGCATGACGCTATCGCTAGGGCCATTCGGGCTGTAGAAGAGAAGCAGACCGTTCTCGGGGAACACCGGCTGCAGGGTGCCGTCGGTGGCCAGATAACGACCCTCAGCCACACGCAGACCGCGCTCAAGACCGAAGTAGCGAGCCAGCATGTCGGTGTC